TTATCTGGAAATTCATGGGTTCCAGCAAAAACTTTTAATGCTAATTCTTTAAGAGATGATGGAACTCCAATAATTAATGAAGACGGATATGTTGAATTATCTTATGGACTAATTGTTCCAAATGAATATAAAAATAGATTTATTCATGTTAAAAAAATATCTTCTACAACATTATTGCCAAGCAAATCAATTGACGGCTATTCTTATTTAGTTGTGGGATCAGCAACAGATAAAGGAGTTTATCATATTTGGAATAACACAACAAAAGTCTATCAAACCTTTACTCCTGAATATGGTTGGAAATTAACAAATTCAGATTTGACAAAAGATACAAACTTTGTTACTGATTTTACATCTCCAGAATATTTTATTAAAGATAACGTTACTACATATCGTGAGTTTCAATATGTTAGAGGTGTTAGAATTGTTGTAGATGCTATGAGTAAATTTGATTCAACATTTGATTTAATTGAAATGTCACCAAGATTAATTGCAAATATATCAAATAAAACTATGGAATATAAGGTAACTAAACAATCATCTGGACTTGGATCGACATCCCTACCAGTTGAACAACTATTAGCCTCTACTGGAAGTATTTCAATATTTGATGATGACCAAGCATTCAATGAAAATAATACAAATAGTATTGTTTCTAAGTATGTTACAAAAAATATTAAATTTAATTTTTATGAAACATTTTTAAACGTTTCTGGAAATGATTATAGCGTTCCAATTAAAACTTTGTATTCAGAAGGTTTTCCACAGGCAGAAAGAACTGGTGGAACCATATCTTTACAGTTAAGAGATTTTTATTTTTATTTTGAATCAATGGTTGCTCCAAAAATTTTCTTGACAAACATATCTGTAAGTTATGCAATATCTATTTTATTGGATGCTATTGGATTTAGTAATTATGTTTACAAAAGAATAGAAGGAGAACTTGATCCAGTTATTCCATATTTTTTTGTGGGACCAGATCAAAGTGTTGCAGAAGTATTAAATGCTTTAGCAGTTTCAACACAAACAGCAATGTTTTTTGATGAATACAATAATTTTATTGCAATGAGCAAAAATTATTTAATGCCAACAACATCACAAAGACCAACAGATACCACTTTGATTGGATCAAAAACTACTGATGTTGTATTAGATATAGATTTAAGTTCAGAAGATGCAGGAGCATATAGCAATACTGCAGAAGAATTTTTTGATGGTGGTCTCTACAGCACTGACTATTGGGAAGATGAACTTGGTGGAAATAGTCCATCTCTTTTAGAAAATTCTGTAAGGATAATTAAAAATAAACTGATTACTGGCAAAAAACTTCCTAATATTATTTCAATTGCTTCTGAAGATAAAAAAATTTATAATGATGGAAGCATTACATATACATCAAGGTATATTGATAAAACACCTTCATTATTTTTTGAGGGTACAGATATAACAGAAGAAAATGTATTTTGGTTATATAAACCATCGTTATTATGGGAAATATCTAATTATGAAGAATTAAAAGGGTCAAGTGAAAGATCAACTGGATTTACATTATCAGCACTTACTTTAAACTCATTACTTAAAGGAGAAGCACCAACTGTAGTCAACAACCAACTTATAAACAATGTTATTGATTTTGGAGAAAACATTTATTTACACTCTAGAAATCAAGGATATTTTTATGCTAATGGTGAAATTATTAGATATGATGCAATTCAATATTTTGTTGACGGAATTGGAAACGTGTGGGTAAGCAGTGAGTCTGAATACAAGAACTATTTAAATAAATTAAAATATAATGGCAAAATGTATAAAACTGGAAAAGTAAGAATATATTCAGAACCTTATTACGAAACGGTATCTGGAGTAACAAGAATGAAAAATGGTGCAGTAGCACAACACGGAAGAGAGCAATTTGGAACATCTATTACCTCTCACAAATCAGGATTAGATGAACATTGGTATAACACTACCTATCGTAGAGGTTGTTTAATGGATTCCAAATATTTATTTGGAGATACTGTTTTTGATGGAGTTACTTCTGCTGGTGCTGCTGGTATTTCAAATAACATTGCTAATTCAGCACTTGTCAATGGTGTAACTAAAAGATTTTTATCAAGTTATCAATTAACAGAAACTGAAATAGGCTCTCTTAAATCTATAGACCCTGTTAAAAATAAAGGATTAGTTCAATCATCAGCACTTGTTTTTAAAGGTAAAGATTTTGTTGCAACAGATGGAAAACCAATTGATCATATATCTTATATTTATAAAAAATTAGACAAATCAGTGTTTAAACATTTTGGAACAAGAATGCGTATTATTGGTAAGAATGATGGAGAATTAAAAACAGAAAGTGGAAATATAGTCTCTAGTTCTAATCCACTTTCAGGAATGGTATATTATCAAAGCAATTCATCATCTCCAGAACAAAACGTTGTTGTATCTGGAAACTCTGGAGGAATTGCAATTTTGCTTAATTCAGAAACAAACAATGGATATTATTTTGAAATTCTTGCATTAGACAGCAGCGATGAAACAAAACCAAATGTTATATTTTATAAAATTGAACAAAGTTCTGGAACAACAAATGCTATACCAACAGTATTATTTAAAACAAGATATAATCAAATTCTACCTGACAATGGTACTTTTGTTGGAATGTCAAGAAAATATGTAGAACCAAACGTATCAGTATACGATTTAGCAGTAGAGTATGAAGATTTGGCTAATAAAAACATAAGAAGGTTTTATTTATATTTAAATGATATTTTAATTGGTCAGATTGATGACAGTTCACCACTGGAAGCATATCAAAATACTGCTCTATTTATTAGAGGATCGTCTAAATGCATGTTTGAAAATTTTTATGCTTTAACTAATAATTATTCACAAAATACTAATTTTATAGTTAATGACCAAGTTGGCAGGGTTTTTTCATCAACACCAATTACTGCCAATCAATCTTTAAAAAAATATGCAATGAGTGGAATTTTACAAGATTCATATTTGACTGGCATAAGTGGTGCGACCACTCCAGTTTATGATATTCATTTTGAAGAATTTGGAACCATAATGAGAGAATGTGCATACATTAATGCAAGATTTGATAATGCCTACCCAGCCTTATATGCTAAAATGGTAAGAAGACCAGACACAACAAAAGAATATACAGTCTCTGGATTTGAAGCAAATGCATACGGCGCAGAATTTTTAATATTTAATGCCACAGATTCTTTATTAGATCTTAGTACAAGTGCGTCAAACATTTTAGCAAATTCGCTAGCAATTCAAGGTATTGCATTTACAAATGATAGCACTACAGAACTTACAGTAGATGATTACTTTAAAAAGAAATCAAGTTTTTCAGATCCTGAACTTGTTGGGGACGTAGTTGTTTATTCTCCAAACATACAAAAAGAAAAATACAATAATGTTAAATTAAGTAGAATGAACTATGGCAAAAGTGCTTTTGCTATAGAGTCACAGTATATACAAAATACAGAAGATGCAGAAAATTTAATGGGATGGTTATTGGATAAACTAATGGTTCCAAAAAAAGCAATTGGTTTAGAGATTTTTGCAAATGCCACAATTCAACTTGGGGACATTGTTTCAATTGATTATAAAAATAATAACGGATTAGACCTTGTAACATCTTCTACTTCAAGATTTGTAGTTTATAACATAGATTATTTAAGAAATAAAAATGGACCAAGTATGAATATATATTTGAGTGAGGTGTAATATGGGTATTTATGATTTTGTTCCTTCAGTAAACATAGATCCAGATGACAATATGGGGTTTGGTAAAATGCTTAAAGATTTAAAAGCATTTTTACCACCAGAAAGTAAAGATAACTTTGATTACATGCAAAACAATTTTGTACCTTCTGTAAATATAGATCCAGACGATAGAATGGGATATAATAAATCAAGTCAAGAACTTGAAAATTTTTTACCAAAAGTTGCTGCAAAACCTGACGCACCTTCTGATAAAGGTGGCAATAACAGTAGTGGTGGGGGTGGAGTAGAACAATTTTTAAGGGCGGGATCAGGATCAACTGCACCAGTTAAAATAGCAACGCCACAGTACGTTGACATTTTAAACAAAACAACATTCTCACCAATTCTTGAGGGCTTGCTATATTTTGAACAGATTAATGGGCTTATGCTTTTATCTCTTACAAATAATGCAAATTTAGATACTGACAATGTTAATTATCAACCAATTGTTAATATGGCAGAAGTACAAAGGTCTTTAGATCCAAAAGGGGTATTGGCCCTTCAAAATACATCTGAAAAGTATTTTTTAAATTTTCCTATAAGATTAGAAACAAGGATTCCAAATGATGGAAATGGACCTTCAGGAACAAATGTTTATATTAACTTTTCTACTGGAAATTTAGTTATAGAAAGCATAAATTTGAACGTAGGAGAAAAGATTGAAATTGAAACACTGCAAAATGGTACAATATATGAAACAGATCTTGGAGTTGATGAATCATGATAACAGACAAAGGAAAAGAAATTATAGCAAAATACTTGCTTGGAACAACTCCTGCCTATGCATCTTATATGGCTTTTGGTTGTGGTCAAAAACCACTAGCAGATAATGCTGCAGCCGTAGACTATTCAGACAAAGAATTACTAGATTTTGAAATGTTTAGAGTTCCAATTTCTTCAAGAGGGTATGTAAAAGAAGACAATGTTAATAAAATAGTATTTACTGCAGAACTTCCAACACAAGAAAGATATGAAATTACAGAAATAGGTATTTATTCTGCAGGTGGAAACCCATCGGCTGCTGGATTTGATAGTAGAAGTTTGTTGTTATTTACAGAAGAAGAGGACTGGAAGTATTTAGATACTACACTAAAAACAATTCCATCAATAAATTCAGCACTTGATACAAACAATGATAATATTATTTCAACAACAGAAAGTGTTTTTCAAGCAGCAGCAGATAATAGAATTTTTTATAAACAGTACAGAAATACAACAAACGAAAGATGTAGATTTTTAAATAATATGCTACTAGTAAAAGGAAATTATAGTGATATTAAAACTATTACTAATGTTGCAAATATTACTCCAGGTTCAAACAGTCATAACTATATATCAAAAACTGGACTTAACATCAACCTATCTCAAAACTCATTATCAGATAAGATTAAGGTTGCATTTTCTCTTGTAAACAAAGACGCCAGTGCTGCCCATGCAAAACCAGGTAGTTTGAAAATTGTTTTAGAATTTATTAATAATGACAAGTATGCAAGATGTTTGATTGACTTGGTTGATGGAGCAGGTGGAATTAATTTTACCACTAATAGATATTTTGTAGTTGAAAAAACATTGCAAGATTTTGTTTTACAAGAAGGTTTTTCCTGGGAATCTATTACCTCTGCTAGAATATACTCATCTGTAGTAACAGCAGTTGCTACACACTATATTGCTTTTGATGCAATTAGATTTGATAATGTGAGCACTGTTAATCCTTTGTATGGATTAGTTGGATATACCGTTGTTAAAAATGCTAACGCTGAACCAATTGAAAAATCTCCAAACACAAACAATTATGTTGAATTTAGAATGTCTTTAGATATTGGTAACGTTGTATAATGTTAGTAACTTATAATGGATCTTTTCCTACATCAGGATCAGTTCCAGTAGATGCAACAAATTATAGCGCAGCAGCCTCTGTAACTATTCTTGGTAATACTGGAACTCTTATTAAAACTGGCTATAATTTTCTTGGATGGACAACCAATTCTCGTGGCGCTGGAATTATTTATGGACCAGGACTAGTAACTACTTATACAGCAACAGCAGAAGCAAGTATAACTTTTTATGCTAAATGGGTTTCTAAAAATAAAAATATTAAAAAATCTTTGTTATTAAAAAAAGATTTGCCACCAGTTAATGATTTAAATCAACACGTTTTGAGATATAGAATTGTTTCTGAAGACTTAAACAGAGCCTCTGCATGGTCTCCAATTTATTATGTAGACGCAGAACCAATTGAAACTATTACTGCAACAGTAACTAAAATAGGTGTAACTACTGCTCCAGCAGGAATAATTTCGGTTACATGGACAGATTCTAAGTTAAGGCCTAGATATGATATATTTGTTAAAATTAATACAGCAAGTTCTTATTCTTATCACGGTACTGCAATTGGAAATACTTACACATTTCCAAATACAGCGACGTCAAAAATAAGAGTTGTAATTCAACCAGCAAGTATTAATCAAACACAAATACCTGCATTAGTGTTGTTTGAGTCTGCAGAAATTGCAATACCGTAAGTTAAATGATATAATGGAGGAATAATGGCAAGAATACCAGTACCACAAAGAGGGCAACCTTTAGATGTTTCTTATATATATAACTTAGTTGACACTGTTAATCAACTAAGTGATATTGTTGGAACTAATCAAAGCGTAACACAAATTCAAAATACCAAAGCGGGAATAAGCAATACAATTGCAACTGGAAGAGCAAGCATTTTGGGCGCTACAGTAAATGTTGCAACATCTCTACAAATTAAAACTATTGGAGAGCAGGAATCATTTGTAATTAACTATAATTTTAAATATCCACCAATTGTAGTTGCAACTCCTTGGAATACAGGAGATACTGATGCTGGAAAAAATGTTTCAGTTGTTATTACTAAAGTTTCAAACAGCAGTGCATCATTTCTTGTAAGATTTGACGCTACTGGAGTAGCAACTGTTGATGTCAATGTTCTTGCAATTGGAATACCAATTTAGTGAAGTGTGCAAGATGCGGTGGTATTGTTTTTGTTGACAGACAATACAGTACCAAAGAACATATTGAAGTTTATTGTGTAATTTGTGGTAAAAGAAAATTTTACCATCCACCAGACAGCAGCAAAGAGGGATCATGGATTCTACAACAGGAAATATTGAGGGCCAAAACTACAATCAGTCCGCTATAGTTTCAGGCAATAAAACTATTTGGTTTTTAAATAATGATTTAGTTAAGGTTCATCACAGAAACAGATCAGACGGAATTGTTGCGCTTTATAATATAAATAAAGATAGAATTGAAACTTGTTTTATTGCGGAATTTAAAAAGAAAAGAGAAAAAGCATATACTATTGGAGAAACTGCTATACTTATTAACAGACATAAAAAGTATATCCCTACTCTTATTAAACGTGGAACAATTCCAGCACCAATAGGATCTAGCATAGGTGGAAAGCGTGGCTGGCAGATAAGATGTTATTATTCAGAAAGTCACATAAGGGAAATAAGGGACATATTGGCATCAATTCATATTGGTCAACCAAGAAAAGATGGTCTTGTAACTAACAACATGACTCCTACTAAACAAGAGTTGACTAGGAGAATGGGCGATGGTATACTTACATATACGAGAACTGAAGATGGACGTTTCATTCCTATCTGGTCTGAATCTATCTAACTACTGAATGGATGTAAAATGGAAAACGATAACACTAAAGTTTCTGTAACTTTGGGCTATACACTTAATCTTGGAAACTTCCAATCATTAAGACTTGATCTTGGAGTTGTTGACTCTAAGAAAGATGGCGAGACAACTAACGAGGCTATGGAACGTGTTTACAAGTTTGTTGAAGACAAACTAACTGATAAAATCAATGAAGCCAAAGCAGAAATCTCTGAGTAATGCCAGAGCGCAAAGACCGAATGGCTTTGCTTTCAAGGTATAGTAAATACCACAAAGAAAGATACAATGCAAAGCCATCAATGAATCTTAACGTTGAGCAATGGGCAGCAGATGCCCTTATTCAATCGTATGGAATTGAAGGATGTTACGATATTTTAGAATACTATTTTAAGGTTACTGAGAATCCATCTTGGAATACTTTTGCATACCAGGCAGAAAAAATTATTAAGGCTAAAAAAGATAAAGACGAAGATGATAGAGAACGTGCAGAAAGAAGATTGATGGCAAAGGAGTGGCTGAATGGCTAGCATTGAATCAAAGGTATTAAATGCAGTCTTAAAAGATAAACAGATTCACGTTTTGCTACAAGCAAATATTGATGGACTTTTACGAACACATTTAGATGTATGGACATTCATTAGAAAATACTTTGAGGCAAACAGTTCCGTTCCACCACTATCTTTAGTAATTGAAAAGTTTAGAGACTTTGAAGTGGTTGATGATATTGGAGCAACGAAGCATCACCTTTCAGAATTACAGGGTGACTATTTAAATGATAGTCTTAAAACAATCCTAAGATCTGCAGCAGGAGAAGTACAAAGTGGCAATTCAGTAGTTGCCCTAGATTCTCTAATTACCCAAACCTCAGAACTTAAAAAGAATACATCATCTGTTAGAGATATTGATGCTACTGATTTTGAGTCCGCTGCTGCATATTTTGATCATTTGCGTAAAATGGAAGAGGCTGGGATTACAGGGATTAAAACTGGATTGCCAGGATTTGATAACTACCTTCCAAGTGGTATCGCTCCAGGCCAACTGGGAGTGTTTTTAGCCTATCCAGGCATTGGTAAGTCATGGCTTGCTCTTTATTTTGCGGTACAGGCATGGAAACAAGGCAAAACCCCATTAGTAATCAGCCTTGAAATGTCTGAGACAGAGGTTAGAAACCGTGTATTTACAATTATGGGTGAAGGTCTTTGGTCACATAGAAAGATTAGTCAGGGTCATGTTGAGCCAGAGATGTTTAAAACTTGGCACAAAGATAAGGTTACTGGAAAAAATCCATTTCATATCATTTCAAATGATCAGGGTGGAGAGATTAGTCCGTCAGTTCTACGTGGAAAAATAGATCAATACCGTCCAGATTTTGTTATTGTTGACTACCTACAATTAATGAGTCCAAACCAGAAGTCAGACAATGAAACAGTAAGAATGAAAAACCTTTCTCGTGAACTAAAACTAATGGCTATTGGAGAAGAAGTTCCTATTATTGCAATATCTTCTGCAACTCCAGATGATGTAAATGATCTTAGTAGTGTTCCAACGCTTGGACAAACTGCTTGGTCAAGACAGATTGCCTATGATGCAGACTGGGTAATTGCACTTGGTAGAGCAACTAACAGCGATATTATTGAATGTGCTTTCAGAAAAAATAGAAATGGCTTTATGGGTGAGTTCCTAGTTCAAGTTGACTTTGATAAAGGTTATTATCGCTACAAGGACTATGAAGATAAGCAGTTATAATAAGATGTGTCTATTCATCATAAGCCTATAAAGTGTTTTAAACTAGATGGCAACATCAAAGATGAGTCAGACATCTATAGACTAAAAGAAGAATATATTAGAATATTGTTAGTACAAATGAGAGAAAGTGCCTATGTTCCAAGAATTGACATAGACCCAGACTTTACGGTATACTACAATGAAAGCAAAAACTGGTTTGAATTTAAATTGACGGTATATGGAATCTACGTAGGGAAAAAGAATATTGAATGGATGATCGCAGCAGACGGGTACAATCCGATATATACACAGAAGACCAAATTAAAAGAGTTCTCATCGGCTCTGGAATCACAATACAATCAGAAGTAGATTCTGACTACATAATTTTCTGTCCATATCACAATAACAACAGGACTCCTGCTGGAGAAGTATCAAAAGAAAGTGGATTGTTCTTTTGTTTTGGGTGCCAACAAACTGCCACTTTGCAAGAAATAGTAATGAAGATGAGCAATAGATCATATTTTGAAAGTTTGAGGTATATAAAAAGCAAAGAGCAAGAATCTGATATTACTCAAATAGTAGCAAAACAACTATATACCCCACCAACATTTGTGCAATATGATGAAGTTATTATTAAAAGACTGAATTCACAAGCACTTGAATCCCCAAGAGCAATGAGATACTTTGATGGAAGACTTGTAACTAAGTCATCAGTTAGTAAGTTTAACTTAGGATATTCTGAGAAGCAGGATATGGTTACAATTCCAGTTCACTCTCCAGAAGGAATGGTAATTGGTTTTGTTGGCAGAAGTCTTGAAGGAAAAGATTTTAAGAATACTCCAGGACTTCCAAAAAGTAAAACATTATTTAATTTGCACAGAGTAAAGGCAAATGATAAGGT